TCTTTTTCTGTTTTTGCCTTTTCAAAGTCCGCATCGGTCATAGTTACATATTGTCCTGGTGCAAATTCAAATCCCTTAATAATATCTTGAGTGCCTACTTCTTTTCCACAATTGGCGCAGACTTTTTTATATTTTACCCTGGACCCATCCTCCTTGCATAACTGGTTGAAGTGGATGTCATTATCCTGCGTGGCTGTGTGTAGCGCCACCGGGATGTGTACAAGGCCAAAGCTGATTGCCCCTTTATGAGCTGCTGGCATATAATCACCTCTCTCTTTTTAGGTGTAGTATGTCCAGTTGAGTTAAGATATATCACATAGCCATCGAGGAAGAGTTACTGACAGTCATAGTCCAAAATCCTAGTAGCGCATAATAATTTAGACCAATCTCATGGCGCTGATTTTTACATGATACAGTACAACGGTATTGGGCATATTCGCGGTATTTGTCTGGTTTTTTCGTGCAGATATAGTTTTCTATTTTATAGCATGGTGCATCCTTATCGAGTGAGAGCTTAAGCCATAGGGGCTGTGTATCTCCGTCAGTATTAAAAGATGCAATTACATAGACACGTTTGGTCATGATATCACTCCTTTAATGATATTATACGAACGCATGTTCTTTTTGTAAAGGGTCAAACCATACCATTTTATCGACCTTACCAATTCGGATGTTGTGGGGTATAATATGTCTATCTAATTCTGGAGGTACCGTCTATGGTAGAAAATTCTCATGTTATCTATAGTTCTCACAAAGCTGCCGAAGAAATGTTCCAAGCCATGCTATTAGTCAATAACCGGATGACATTTACAGACCTTAATTATGTAGATGAGGAAACCGCAGCTGCCAATCTGGATATTGCGATAATGAAACAGGCTATGGAGGCAGAATCATAGCTAATGGAAAATAATTCCAGCTCAGAAATAATGCCCCTCACTTTATAATAGTATTATAAGGAGGTGCGGCCATGAAAGATTCAGAACAAGACAAATCTATGGACTGTCCGATTTGGGGAACAGATGATATATCGGACGAGGAACTGTTAAGGGAGTTTGAAATTGTCAAACGCACGACCGTTCCCTTACCCATCCCGAGCCCGGAACCAATTGAATTCGAGAGAATTTGGAAACAGATTCAGAAAGAGAGCGATATGAGAGTAGAAAAAGAAAATGTATGCGAAACGCGGCCTGGACTATTGCGCCGTATTTTCAGATTCCTAAAACGTGGAAAGTGAATGATAGGCGAGCTCTGATAACCGGGCCCGCCTTAAATATTTTGAGCTTTTATTTCGATTACCCAGAACGACGTATCATTATATCTGAGATATCACAATCCAGAATATCGCATAAACAATCCAAGGTTTTAGTTGATATGGCCTGATTATGCTTTAATCGGTATAAAGTGCTGCTGGATATATGGTGCTTTGTAACAAGGCTATATCGACTTTCCTTGGATTTCTTTAATGTTTCCCAGAATGGAGCAAAGTCAATCATTTATGCTTCACCTCCTGATGCGCCGGCCCACCACAATGTTTTACAAACCCATCAATAAGTGCATCCTCCTTTACATAACAATATCCCCCGCATTTACAGGTACACTTCCATACTTTTCGGCAGGAATGGTTTTTCCAGCTCCACCTAGTGGTAAGACATCCAAAATGCATTTCTGGTATTACTTTCATATGTATCAGCTCCTTTTATTTCATTATATCATTGTATGTAATTTCCTCAACTGGTATATATTTCCAGTAGCATTTTTTGTCTAAAGTGGTATATTCGTATTTATGAAGATACTGCTGAGAGAAATAAGGGAAAAGAGAAAATTAACCCTTCGGCAGATGGAAATAATAACTGGGGTATCAAAATCTGCACTAAGCCGAATTGAGAAAGGCGAGGTGGCATTGGATTTAGATGTCGCT